ATATAATGTTGAAAAGGGTAAAATGACAGAAGCCGCAGGAATTAAACTAATTCCTTTTGCTGCTTCCGTTCCTTCCCCGATTATTCCTGTTGCTGGTGGTGAGCGTAAATTGCTTGCTGCATCATCTCGTGGGTTATGCCTAGGCATCTCTAAAGATATGTCTATCAAAGTCCAAGAGCGTAATGACCTTATTGAAACGACTCAAGTACAAGTTGTATTTGAAATCGGTGCAGTAAGAACAGAAGGTGTACTGGTTCAGCAAGTTGACGTTACAGCATAATTTAATTAAATGGAGTTAAGAAAATGGCAGTAGTTGATTTATATTCACAAGCTGATAAAGAAGCTGGAAACGGCAAAAAGTTCCCTGCGCTAAATGGCACAGGTGTTAAGACGGTTACTATTGTTGGTACGGCTTCGGTTACAGCGGCAGATAGTGACGGTTCGGTTTATCGTGTATTCAGCGATGTACCTAGCAACTATGTTCCTATCGCTTTGGTAGTGCATAACACAGCTATCACTGCTGGTACTGATTACGACTTAGGTTTGTATGAAGTAGACAGCGGTGCAGTTGTTGATAAAGACATCTTAGCGGATGGAATAAACAACAGCTCGGCTCGTTCGATTGCAGTGCTTAACAACGTTGGTATGACCACTATCGGTATTGCTAACGGAACTCAATCACTAGCTACTTTATCGGCACAAGCTAACCCGTCGGCATCTTACGACATTGCATTTACTGCAAATACCGTGGGTTCAGCAGATGGTACTATTCGTGTTACTGGCACGTTTGCGACAATCTAACGTAATTGGGGGTGGCTTAACGGCTGCCCCTCATTATTTTAAATAGGCACAATATGGCTATTACATCCAAAACAGATATATGCAACCTAGCATCTGACTTATTAAGCGGCTCAACCATTGCAGATATAGACAACCCCACAACAGCAGATGAAGCCCTGTATGCTAGATGGTACGACCACAGCAGACAAAAATCATTAAGAGAACATCCTTGGAACTTTGCTGCAAAGCGTGCTGTATTGGCAGCTTCTTCAACAGTTCCTTTGTTTGGTTATGAGGCACAGTTTCCATTTCCAGCAGATTACATGCGACTACTGACCGTTGAGACACAAGATGGTATTCAATACTCATCAGAAGCTTATCAAATTGAAGCAGGCTCTTTATTATTATCAACTAATCTAGGTATATCTGCAAGCGCACGTATTAGATATGTTCACGATATCGAGGACGTTACAAAGTTTGATGCATTGTTTATAGACTACCTTGCATTAACAATAGCCCTCTCATTAGCTTTTAAGGTCACAGAGAGTAATGTAACTGTTGAAAGGGTAGCATCGCTAGAAAAGAGAGCATCCTCTATGTCTAAGGCTATTAATGGGCAAGAAAGACCACCTACAAAAATACACAAAAGTAAAAACAGAGCGGCACGTTTGAACAATGGCTCATCAGCCTTATCACATAGGATTGTCTTTTAATGGTTAAAGCTAACGTTTCATATCCTGATTTCTCCGCAGGTGAGTTAAGCCCTAAGATGTATGGGCGTTTTGATTTAGCTGCATTCTTTAATGGTGGCAGAAGGGTAGAAAACTTTATCCCACAAGTAGGAGGTATGGCGAGCTTTAGACAAGGCACTGTTTACGCTGCTAAGACCAAAGGTAACGCTAAAGCATTTTTATACCGTTACGCATTTTCAGACTCACTAGCATATATTTTAGAGTTCACAAATACGGCACTTAGGTTTTATAACGCTAATGGGCAAGTAAGAGAAGCCTCTCAAGCTATATCTGGAGTAACTAAGGCAAACCCTGCTGTTGTTACCTATGTAGGCGCAGACAACTATGCTAATGGTGATTCGGTGTTTATATCTGGTGTGCTTGGCATGACTCAATTAAACGGTAATGAGTACACAGTAGCTAATGTAAACACAGGTGCTAACACGTTTGAGCTAGCAGGTGTTAATAGTACAGCGTTTACCACATATGCAAGCGTTGGTATTGTAGAGGTTATTACAGAGGTAGTAACGCCATATGCTGCTGCTGATTTATTTAGCCTTAAGTTTGCACAAGATGGCGCAGATTTATACATTGCACATCCTACTTATGTACCACAAAAGCTAACTTTTACATCTTCTACAAGCTGGGCGATAGCGAACCACACGCCGACAGCGTTAACCGTAACGGCTGGCAATAGACCTGTAAGTGTAGGAACGTATGAGCAGCGTTTAATATATGCAGGAACAAACAACGACCCGAACAAAATACAGTTTTCTAAGTCTGGTGATTTTGGCAACTTTACAACAGGCACAGCGGTAACGGATGGGATATCTTATACTATTGCTGGTGGCTCTAATAAAACAGCATGGTTAGCTGGTACAAGCTCATTCTTAGCTATCGGTGGCTTTGAGGATGTGTACCAAGCAACAGGTGGGCAAGAGGAGGTTATAACGGTTGAAAGTATATCCATTAAACCTACTAACTCTTTTGGTGTTGCTGATATTATGCCAATTAGTAAAGGCACACAAATATTTTACATGCAAGCTAACAACCTTATTTTACGCTCATTCGAGTATGACTTACAATCTAACTCATATAAACCAGTTGATAGGAATATCATTGCTGACCATATAACATCATCAGGTGTGACTCAAATTACATACATGGAAGGTAGACCTAATATTGTATGGGCTGTAAAAACAAATGGTGTGTTGGTTGGTATGACGGTAGAGGATTCTGAATCTATATCAGGATGGCATAGGCAAACAACTGACGGTGTTATTGTATCCGCACAAGCTATACCTAGAGCCACACAGTTTGACCAGTTATGGCAGTGCGTTAAACGTACTATAGATGGCGCAGATGCTTATTACATTGAATACTACACTGACGAGATAAACTACCCAAGGCGTGAGGATAATATATCTGGCACAACGGCAACAGATAAAATAGTAGATGATGCACTGTATGAAAATTTAATGTTTGAATCGCAAAAGCTTTATATTCACTTGGATAGCTCAAAGTCTTATTACGGTGATGCGCTAGGTATAGCTGAATCTGCAACATTAACCCCTGCTGCTGTATCAGGCGCATCTATTAACTTTACAGCAAGTGCAGCTATTTTTAGCTCTGATATGATAGGTAGGCAATTATGGCGCAAAAGTGTAGATGGCACGCAAACAGGACGAGCAGAGATAACTGCATACACATCAACTACAGTGGTAGCTTGTACTATAGTAGAGGACTTTGACGCAACCACAGCTATACCAAGTGGGGAATGGTTTATAACTGCTGGCTCATTTGATGGCTTAGAGCATTTAGAAGGTAAGACAGTGTCAGTAGTGGCAGATGGAGGACAGCACTCACAACAAGTTGTTACAAGCGGTGCTATAACCTTAGATAGCCAAGCATCGGTTGTACATGTTGGGTTGCCATATATAGGCTACTTAGAAACTATGGATTTAGAATTTGGAAGCCAAACAGGAACATCACAAACAAAAAAGAAAAACGTTAATGCCGTAGGTGTGCGATTCTTGGATACTTTATTTGCTAAATATGGTACAACATACTATACTCTCAATCAAATCGAGATGCGTGATTCAACGATGTTAATGGATAGACCGCCTCTTATGTTCACAGGAGATACAAAAGAAACCTACACAAATGAATCATCCGATAGGCGTGATGGTGGATGGTCAAGAGAAAAACGAGTAATTATATCACAAGACCAACCTTTTCCCTGCAACGTACAATTAATTGTACCTTATATGTCAGTGAGTTAATTTATGGAATATAGATATTACACACCAACAGATTATTTAATGCTCAAAACATGGTGGGAATCATGGGGATGGGATGCTATACCAGAGGTTGCACTTCCTAAGACTGGAATAATAGTATCTAATAATGGTGAAGATGTAACGGCAGGATTTATTTATAAAACTGATTCGTGTGTATGTTGGGCTGAAAACTACATCTCAAGCAAAACAGCAAGTAAGGAAGCACGCCAAGGAGCTGTTGAGTTCTTAATTGATAAGATGATGGTAGAAGCTAAAGAGCAAGGTTTTATTGTAATGATGTCATCGGTACAACATAAAGGCTTGGTAAGCAAATTAGTAAACGCAGGGTGTGACCCT